GAAGTGGACATCAAGACCTTCACCATGTCAAACAGCGAGAAGATATATACCGGACTAATTCAGTTCGCCAACAAGGAGGTCTCGAACCTCATTCTCGGCTCCGAATCGATGGCCGGAGGCATGCAGTCGTATGTCGGCTCCACCAAGGCGCATCAGGACATCTTCCGCGACCGCATCGAGGTGTACCGCCGCTACATCGAGAACGTGATGAACGAGCAGATTGTCCCCCGTCTTGTGGCGATGGGCTATATCCCTGCCGGGTTGGAATTCAAGTATTCCAACCGCATCGACATGAATAACGAAGACCGCATCAAGCTCTACTCGCTCATCACGGACAAGTACGAGGTGGCGGCGGACGAAATCGAGAAAGAGTTCGGCATCATCGTAGGCAAGCAGCTCAACGTGATACCCGGCATGGGCTGCGGAGGCGGTGCTGTGCCCGGCGGTAGCTCGTCGGACCGTGGCATCATGTCGGACGAGGAATACTACAAACGTTACGGTCATCCCCGAGGCGTGAAACAAACCGACACCAACCCGTAGCCATGAGAATCACCCTTGAACAATTCTGCGAGCAGTGGGCTCCGAAAGGCAACGGCCGTTATCTGCCCAACAAGATGGAGTTCAACACCCACGACTTCGTGACAATGGCCGGCGAATACTCCAAGAGCCGTTTCCGCACCAGCTTTGCCGAAGGCGGATTGTATGGCAGCGGCAAGCTGTGGCCGGAGCGTAAATCCCGCTGGGGACGCCGTTTCACGCATCCCGTAATGAACGATACCGGTAATTTGTCCCGCTCTATTTTCGGGGAGGCGGAGCGCATGGACCGCACCAACCTTACCCAGCGTGCGTATGGCGAACGGAAAAAGATTTTCCGCCGTGGGGCCCGTTATGCCATCTGGACCAAGGCAAGCAATTATCACCAGCATGGGAAGCGCGGCGCTTCCCAAAGTTACGCAGCCGTGCACAACACCGACCCGGCTTTGGGGCTCTATACCGTCAATCAGTACAGCCGTCGGCGACCCGAGCACCGGCAGTTTATCGGCATTAGCCCGAAACTGAACCATACCGTCAATCAACTGTTTATCCCCATCTTGTTCCGGGGATTTCCCTTTCCGAACCCATGATCAGAGACAAGAAACCACATAATCCACCCGTAAACGGTTCCGCTCCGGAAGCGGAACGACCTGCGGTCGCCGTGCCGGAATCGGTCTCGGAGAATCCGTTCGTGAACATGTATCAGGCCGTCCGGCGGGCCATCCTCACGCTCAGGGAGAATCCGGAGGACCCGCAAAGTCCATCGTTCTTCAGAACAATCATGATTGACACGGGACAGTTTTCCCGTATCGTGCGCAGCGAGAACCTGGAAATGGAAATCGCCTTCCCGGCCATCTTCATCCGCTTCGTGAACGTGCGCTACCTCGTGCAGCAGCAACGTATCGGCGAGGGCCGCGCCACCATGCGCATCCGCTTCATCCTCAATACGCTCAACCATACCGACCCGGAACGGGAATGCGACCCGTTCATCGTTTTCCAACGGTTGAACGTCGCCATTCAGGATGCCAAAAGCCATGAACCGGCACTCACGGAACGCTGCAACCTCCTTTACTTCGACATGCCTGTTACCACCAATATGTTGCAGGCGTACTGGGTGGATTACGAGGTCTGGTTCCGGGAATCGTCAGCATGGAAGTACCGCAACTGGGTCGAGCGCTACTTGGTCATGCCGCCTTTCACGCAACATGCCGATGCGCCGCAGCACGACACGGCGGGACACGGGCACCATGCCGAACCGGTTTACGAAAAGGTTACGGGATTCCAGCCCTCGGTCGATGTGCCGGACCTGCCGGAGGAGGATGAAAAAGAACCCGAAGAGGAAAAGCCTGCCGGGGATGTTCCGGATGGCTCCGGAGACGGATTATAAACCATTTTATGCGAGCGAAGCTATTCTTACCCAAAGGAAAAGATGAACACGGAAACTTTTGAACATATCGTCTGTCAGTCGGGCGCAGGGCGTCCGGCCTCCATCCGCTTCTTCGGCCGCATTACGGAAGAGAGCGCGGGGCGTTTCAGCGAGGCGTTCGACTTTTTGGAGAACATCGTGCGTCCGTCCCTCATCCGGGTGCTCATCAACTCGGAGGGCGGTTCGGTGCTGCACGGCATGACGGTCTATGCCGCCATCCAGAACGCCTCGGTGCCTACCGAATGCGTCATCGAAGGCATGGCCGCTTCGATGGGCTCCGTTATCTGGGCTGCCGGGGACAAGTCGTTCATGCGGGATTACGGGATACTGATGATTCACAATCCGTTCCTTCCCGACGAAAACGATGGGGAACCGTCCGAGCTGGTCAAAGCCTTCACGGCACAAATCGAGACCATCTACCGCAAACGGTTCGGGTTAAGCCACGAGAAAGTCCGGGCCATCATGGACGGCGCTGCCGGGCAGGACGGGACATTCTTCGATGCGGCGGCAGCCGTGAAAGCGGGCATCATTCCCGAAAGCCATGTACTGAGGACCAGCAAGCAGCTCCGGGACAAGGTGCGTGCCGACCTGTCGGGCATCACGGATGCGGCGGCCATACAGGCAGTCATGAACCGCATCACACCGCCCGAGGATGAAAATCACCCGTCGGGCGAGAAAACCACTATTCTTAATACGAAACTTAATCAGAGACCCATGAACGAAGAGAAAACATTATCCCCGGAATACAGCGCAGTGATCGCCTCGCTCGGCATGCAGGAGAAGAACGAGGTCAAGGACGTGCTCTCCCGCATCTCGGAGCTGACCGGTGTGGAAGCCCGGCTGGCCGAGGCGAACAAAGCACTGAGCGATGCCAAGACCGTCATCGCGGGTAAGGACGCCACCATCGGCAATCTCCAGAAAGACCTCGACAGCGTAACCGCCCGGTTGCAGGTCTATGAGCAGAAAGAGGCCGACGCCAAGGCAAGCGCCATTGAGAACTTCTTGCAGAAAGCCGTGGACGAAGGCAAGATAGAGGCGGACGCGGTGCCCGGCTGGAAAGAGATGGCCGCCACGAACTTCCAGTTGGTGCAGGACACCATCGGTTCGATTCCCGCCCGCGAGAAAATCAGCGAGCAGATTGCCACCGACCCCGACAACGCCAAAGCGGCAGCCGATGCCTTGAAGAGTGCCGGACAGAAAATCGCCGAGCAGGTCGAAGCCGTCGTAGGCAAAGACTTCCAGTTCAAGAAACTGCAATAACCCCGTCCGGCGGGAGACGTACCATCCCGCCACCTTGATACCCATAAACTGATTTGCCGGAAGTGGTTTACCGCTTTGAGTCGATGCTCCCTGTTCGCGGCCGAGATTCTAACCCAGAAAATCACTAACACAATGGCAGATACAGTAACTTTCTTACAGAACGGCTATGCCGGAGAGGTATTGGAGGACCTGCTCACCTACACGGCGCAGGGCAACGACACCTACCGTGAGGGGCTGATACACATCAAGTCCGGCATACAGCACAAGTACACTCTTCCCGCCATCCGGCTGGGAGATATCATTCAGGACAACGTGCCCACGCCCCAGAGTTCGCACGGAGCCAAGGGCGAAAACGGCGAGAACGAATACCAGTTCACGGAACGCCACCTCGAACCCGCCGAGTTCATGGTTTACCTCGAATTTAATCCGCGTGACTTCGAGGCGTACTGGAAATTCGCCCAGCCGACGGGCAACCTCGTCTTCCGCGAGCTCGATCCCAAGTTGCAGGCCACCATGCTGCGCCTCCTGATGGACAAGAAAAACGAGTTCATCGGCAATGCCATCTGGACCTCGGCCAAGGGCGGTGCGGCCGCCGCAGGCATCACGGCTCCCGCCGGTGCCGTGCAGATTGGAGCCGGCAAGGAGAAATACTTTGACGGGGTCATCAAACGCATCATCGACAACGTGAACGCCACCGATGCCCAGACCGTCGCAGGTGGCCAGTGCATCGTCTCCGGTACGACCGAGCTCAAGGACGGTGCTGCGGTCGAGGCGGCCCTCTACTCGATGTGGAAGAAATGTCCCAAGCAGATCCGCAAGCGGTCGGGCCTGAGCATCGTCATGGGCTGGGAAGCGTGGGACGCCTACGACCAGTATATCACCGACAAGATGGTAAAATACTCCGAGAACAGCGAGGTGAACCGCTACCGTTTCAAGGGTAAGCGCATCATCCCCATCACGGGCGTACCGGAGCACACCATTGTCATGGGCAACTTCACGTCGGGCATGGATTCCAACCTGTGGATGGGTGTCGATTACGCCAACGATGCCGAAGTCCTCAAAGTGGACCGCCTGCAATCCAACTCGGAACTCTTCTTCTTCCAAATGCGAATGAAGATGGACGTGAACATCGTCAAGCCTGCCGAAATCGTCGTCCATACGGCCTACGCCAAAACGGCATAACCCTTTACCGAATCACCGAATAATAACCGTGCGGGGGATGGACACCATGCTCCATCCCCCTTTTTCATACCGAAATATCTATGGCAAAGACTCAAACGACCATTCCCGAAACAGATACAACCCAGCCCGATGCGACGGTAGCCGCACCGTCGGCAGCAACTGTGGAGAAAGATACGGCATCCGAGAAAAACCCGAAGAAAGAACAGGCACCGAAAGCGGCGACCGAGATTCCGGCTGCGGTGTTGGCCATTCTCGGGAAATTTCCCGACTACAAGGAACTCTACATCGATGCCGACGGCAGCATGTACACGCCGCAGACCACTCCGGCCATCCGGGGCAAGGCCATCCTCTACAAGAATCCCTATTACAAATCATAACATGCAGGCGATATGGCTTTAGGTAATGTAATCATCAAGGATGTGGACGGCAATCTGCCGTATGCCGCATCCGCAAGCAACGAGAAAATCACGGGCCTGCTGTTCGACGTATCGGGACAGCCCGACCTTTTTACCGCCGGTTACGGGAAAAGCAACGAGATGAACGTGGCACCGGGCGATGTCATCTGCATCACCAGCCGTAAATCCTCCGTGCAGGACTTCGGCATCCAGGAGCGTGTCGCGTGTGACCCGGACGAGGAGGCCAACGAAAACTTCCTGTTCGGTATTCCGGCCTACCATATCCGCGAGTTCTTTCGCATGGGCGGCAACATCGACGGTCCGGGGCGGCTGTATGTCATGTTCGCGGACTGCTCCCAGAACTGGGACGCATTGGACGTGATGCAGCGCGCGGCGGACGGGCTCATCTCGCAGGTGGGTATCTGGACCGAGCAGCCGCTCTGGAAGCTCAACGGCGAGCAGGAGAAATACAACCTGAACCTCGTCAAGGGCATCAACGACAAGGCGGTGGCACTGGCCGAGCTGAACCAACCCCTGTCGGTGGTGCTGTGCGCCAACC